TCAAAGTGTTTGTTCAGACCTTTATGAAAAACCAATCGACCGAAGGTGAAAAGGTGGAGGTGAAGATCCAGGACAAGAAGGTTTCACTTTCATCTAAAAGCAGCCGTGGTAGTATAACCAGACAAGTAATCATCGACGGCCTTCGTTCGTTTTTTGGTGGTAACGAAACACAAGTCGAAGGCGCTTTCCAGGCGATCCTCGACGCCGCACCCCTAAAGGAGACAGACACTCTTTCTGTAAGAAAATGGGCCTGAACAATGAGTACCGCGATGATGTCCTGTACGCCGAGGATGCGTTCGAGCCCCAGGATGTCGACGAGTCGGATGACCAAGAGCTCATTCTGGATCCCCAATCGTGGGAGGATTGGCACAGTGAGGATCTTTTGAATATGTGGATGAGCCTTCGGACCTACCTTCAGGACAGGGGCATGAACAACACCCTGTTGACGACCGCCAGCTTCAATAACTTTTGCGAGTTTGTCCGTTTTTTCTCTTTGTAGATACTAAATGCCGATTGACATCACTGGTCCCAAGGTTCTTACGCCCGCAGTCCTGTTTGCCCTGCTGACCCCTGGTCTGCTGCTGGCCTTGCCTTCCCTGAGTCTGCTGCCAGGCACTGGCTACTACGGCATCCAGACTGTGGTGGTGCACGCCCTGGTGCTTGCGCTGGTGTACTACATGCTGGCCCGCTTCGTGCTCCAGGTGTCCCTGAAGCCGGCTGATTTGGTTGTGCCGGCTCTGCTGTTTGTGCTGCTGACCCCAGGTGTGCTGCTGACCCTGCCCCCCGGCTCCGCAGGTGTGTTCCGCTCGGCCCAGAGCTCCCTGCCGGCGGTTGGCGTCCACGCGCTGGTGTTTGCCATTGTGTTTGCGACTCTGCGTGGCACCTTCCCTCAGGCGTACTAGAGGTGCGTACGATACGTCCCCTTATTTTTACTCTAAAACATAGATGAAGCGCCTGGTTATCGGACCAGGTGCGATGGCCTACTTTGCGTTTGCGGGTGCGCTCAGTGCATTGAAAGATATCGGTGCACTCAACGACCTCGAAGACATTTCCGGTTCTTCGGCCGGTTCCATTTTGGCTCTGTTGTACATCCTGACGAAAGGTGATATGTTACATGTCATAAAAAACAGTATAGACGTACCAGTCGGTCACCTTATAAAACCGATTATCAAAACGCTCATCAAATCGTTCGGGCTCGTCGGAACTACCAAGATTCGAAAGATTTTCAAAAATCTCGTCAATGAATTCTTGGGCAAGGATGATGTGACGTTTGCAGAACTGTATGCTCACTGGCCGGTCCGGCTACATGTCGCGGCGTGTTGTATCGAACTGTCGACGACGCACTACTTTTCGGTTGACACGTCGCCGAACATGTCCGTGCTCGACGCAATCACCATGTCTATATCGGTTCCATTTTTATTCGCATCTTTCAAATACGGACCGTGGCACTACATCGACGGCGGAACGCTCGAGGAAAGTCCGTGCGGACCCTTTATCGGACAAGATTCTGTATGCGTCATTCGTATGAACAAATGTGGCATTGAAACAAATTTAAAAGACCTCAAAACGTATGCGATCCAGATTATCAATTCGGCCATGCATCTTCGGCACAAGTATCCTCAATACCCAACCGTGGTTGTCGACGTTGATAATATTTTCGATTTTAAAATGTCGTCTGATGTGAAGATTCGTATGTTCGTACAGGCTTACATATCATGTAAGAACAACCCTCCTCGGTTTGAAACGTGTCGTACTCGTACGCCCGAGCCAGAACAGTGTACAGATCCATCACATCCCTGGCCGGAGTGTGACGCTGCTCCGGACAGCCTACAAACTCCGCCAGATGACACAAACGAGACGACGAGTTTCCTGCGGCCGTGTACGCCTCCCAAAACCGAGGACAGCGGCACGTCAGAATTCGCTGTGTGCACACACGAGATACCCGAGACCAGTTTGTCAGACGACAACACGTGTTCGGGTAGGCTATCGGATCCTTTGTGAAAATCCCAGTCTTCAGACGCTGGTCCGTCTTGCTGAGAAACTCGACATCGCGGTCGATTGCGTGTCCGAGCCACGTTCCGTCGTCGGCCACCACGTCACCGAGAAACTTCTCGAGCGCATCCTTGAAATCCATGATGAGAATTTCAGACTGTCCGAGTTCGGCAGCATCCAGATACGTCTTGGCCAGTTTCTTTTGGACGTCGTCCATCTCGCGTACGGATGCGTCCAAAATGACATCCCGGATGATAATCGTCGTGAGCGGACCGTGCGTTACACGAGCCGCCCGAGAATATACAGGCGTCGAACCTCGGCCGCGACTTTTCCAGCCCTTTTCAACCGTAAATGATACTGGCATGTAGCTCACCGAGTGGACAAACCCCTGGATTGTCGATTCAAAGTCGGCGATAATCATCTTTGTTGTTCCGACGCCTCACTTTTTTATATCTACACCTTTTATAATGAAGACTCTGAGTGAAATGGTAACCAAACTGCAGGTGCTTGCGAACCAAATTAACACAAAGACCCGTCAATTTGAAAATCTTCACAAGCGTCACAAAATGGCGTCACAGGGGAATATGAAATTCGTAAACGGTCGAGTGAACAAGAACACGTACACGAATGCAAACTACATGAGAAACATACGTAATGCCATGCGGATTGTGTACAATGAACGTAAACCATTGATGAACAAATACAATAAAACAGCTAGAAAGTATCGCGAAATTGTGGGACTACCTACCACAGGTAATGGCTATGTAAGAGGACCTAAATATCAGTGGAATTGGCAAAAGGTAAACCACGTGAACTTCTCGAGAGTTAAGCGTGGACCCACCCCGAACGTAACGAACCTTTACGTAAAATATCAGCCCCTTGGAGCTACATCTAGTTCAAGTGGAGGAGCCATAAACTCACGTGTTACACTCGGTGCATACTATACCAAGTTTCATCCGAATAACCAACTCATGAACACTATTCTTAAAAGAAATAAAGCGGGAAAAATCATAAGCACCACTTTACTAGCACGTATATACAGACCTTCTAACAAGAACAAAGGGAACGAAGGTGGTGCAATGTTCAAAAAGGCATTGGCTAGTTTTCATCGGACTTGAAATGGAATACTTTTTTATAAACGTATAATACGAATGCCTACCATTCTTCGTTCAGGCTACACGGCCCACCGCCGTGCCATGACGATTCGCGTTCCGGCGAGCCCAAACCACAAGGCGTACACGCGGTACCAACGCGCTAAATCGGTCCGTGTCAGTCCATCCCGTGTGCGCAACACCGGTTTGCCAGGCAAGGGCCCCAAGACCCTGCCGGCCATGCGTGCCGGTGCGCTGTCCGTCTATGGGTATTCGACCAGTGCGCCCAATACGGTTCGTCACCAGGCGCTGACTCGCGCCGCCCGGGCAAACTCTGCACTGTCCGTGATGCGTCGGCTGGGTTTGATTGCCGTGTATACTCGGCGGACCATTCCGCGCGCATCCCACATGTACCTCGCGAACCGCAACTGGGTCAGAAAAAGTCTGATGTAAAAGTAATAATGCAGCAGCGCGATATACTCCTGTACCTTCTGGCGGCGATTGTCGCATACATGATGTTCTTCCGTCAGGTGTCGTGGATCAAGGTTCCGAGCCCGTCGGACAAGCCACGCGACCCCCCTCCATTTATGATGGGTAAGTAACATGGAAGAGTGTCCAGTCTGTCTCGAATTGTTGACCGGGACAGTGGTTCATCTTGGATGTTGCAAAAAGATGGTTCACATTCAATGTTATACGCTCAAGTGTCCAATGTGCCGTTCCGACCTTCCAGTTCCAGTACACGCAGTCGAGCCTCAGCACGTTATAGTGCCAGTGCCGGTCATGTATTCTCCACCCCGGAGGCAAAAACAGTCTCGTTTACTTTTGGTCTTTATAGGTGTTATAGGTACAGTTTTGATTACAAGTAATTTTGTAACCTTACATTAAATGAAGACGATTCATATGTTTTTGTTGTTCCTCCTGGCCCTCCTGCTCATGTATATGCTTTGGGGTATGTCTCGCCCGCCGGTTCGCGCCCAGGCTGATGTTGACCAGAAGACGGTCAAGGGCTTTGCGGTCGCGTCTACTGACGTTTTCGCATGAGTATCAGTATGAGTCCCAAAACAAGCGCAGCGATTGCGCCCATAAATATTTTAGTCCGTTCGGTGTCCACGACAGGCGCCGGCAGACTTTCAGGCCGTTCAGGTACAATCGGCACGTTCACCGTGTGTACCCGTAACGTAAAAGAGTTGGTTTCGAGCCCGTTAAACACGAGCGGAACGCCGCTCCGGTCGAGCCACCGAACCGTTAGGCGTTCGAGTGAATCGAGCCGCGACGGAAACTCGATCGACATTGTATAGTCTGTAAACTCTTTGAATGATTTGATGCTTCCGCTCGGCACATCCAGCGGAATGATCGCAAAGGACGTCGCGGCCGTGTTACTGAGCGTCGTCCGGACGTTGCTCGACGATACCAGACGTCGAGCGTCGAGCGTCGTCGGTGTGCGAAATTCGGCAATGTCGAGCCATATGTGCTCGTTGAGATTCAGATCCACGACGACGGCCGATTTCACGTAGTTTGCGGCTGTTCCGTACGTTGTATGATTTGCGTAGACTGGGTTTGATGCCACGGTTGACGAAGTGGTAGCCACACCGACCGGAAGTCCAAGAATGGTTGCAATCTCGGTCGTTCGTGGCAAGACGCTCGTGAGCGAACCGTAGAATATGAACCGTCCCTCGGCCGAGAGGTAGTCCATCTTGGCGGTCGCGGCAGCCACCTGAAGCGACGAGTTGAATGCAGACACGAGTGAACATGTCGAATAAAATCCTGGACTGAGTGACACGTTTGACGTGCCGTTGATTGCAATGACGTTGGCACCGTTTGTCAAGTTGTACAAGGTGTTTGGAATGACGGCCGACACGAGGTCAACTTTTGTGACGTTTCGAATCGGATTGGTCAGATGGAGTGTGAACACGTTTCCGGCCGGATACAATGCCACGTCGCGCTGGGTTGAATCTGCGTAGACGAGAAACGTCATACTTACTATAAATATCTCAGATATAAATATGGCTGAAAGTAACCAAATGAAAAAATATTACAAATCGCTTAGGTCTTTATTAACACCCAACTACAATTTGAAAGTGTACAATGCAAATCATCATTTGTATTTGGCACCACAGAGTGGAAACTCGATGAATCTTCGCCTGATTCGTGTAAATAAAAAGGCTGAGTTGACTTTACACCGTTTATATAATGGTGTCGAAATCGCATGGGGGTATACAATACCAGGTGAACGAAAAAAGAATTATGGTACAAAAATAAGGGCCCTTGCCGTACTTGCGGCTCTCAAGGCTAACATGCCTCTTTACCAATATTCAGTCGGTGGAAAGAATTCTGGTTCATATAAAATAATGAAAAAACTCGGTGCGTTGAATAATAAGAATGCGGGAGAAAACCATTTCAAGTTTGTACCGGGGAGACATAATCTTAAAAAACTTGCATCTAAACAATGACACGCTTGTACATGTATGGCTCGAGCACTCATCGGTACGTTCGCGCGACGAATCTGGGAAGATATGGGACCTGGATTTTCTGAACGCGTCTATCACAATGCCATGGAAGTTTGTCTCCGAAAAAGTTTTATTCCCTATGAAACCGAGCGTGTCATCCCGATTACATTCGAGGGTCACACGCTTGGAAATATGCGAGCGGATCTCATTGTCGACCAACGCCTGATTGTCGAGCTCAAGTCTGTCCGGGCCATCAAGGATGAACACCGAGTCCAAACCCGGTTGTACCTCAAGTTGCTCGGACTCAGTGAAGCGCTTCTGATTAATTTCCCGACAGCCATGGCGACTGAACCCGAAATTGAGCACGTCTCATACACTATTTGATGTCGCAATAAATTCCCACTTGAGTTCCGTACATATGAGTTTCCAAATTTGGTCCTGGCGGTACAGTTTATCTTTGGATTTAAGCAACGGAAAACATGGCAAGTATTCATCTTCGCCCAAAAGTTCACAAAACTTGTAGAGGACAAAACTGTACGACAAGAAATTCTTTCGATCTTCCGGACAATGTTTTTCGAATGGTTTTTGAATCTGACCAAACATGAGCCGAAGACGATCCTCGAGCGGCTGAGGCATTGTGGGAGGCTTGACGCCGTTGAGGATGGTGGTAATGTACGGTGCGTGTTCGTAATACTTGTTGAGACCCAATTTCTTTAAAAGTTCTCGAACTTTTAAATGTGTGATTTCTGTACTTTTATTTATTTTTTGTTTTTTAAATTCTAACCTTAACTGTTGAATGACGTCATCAGGGACACTTGTCGACTCTTTGGCTTGAAATTGGGCGACCCATTCGTTGAAATGATTTTCGCGCTTGTACGAATAGACGACATTTCGATCCATCTCTTGTTCTTCTTTAAAACCACGTTCTTCACAGAGGACATATTCGACCATTCCACAGTTTTTACATATGTTATCGCTCGTCGAAGCTTCGACCGTACGGTTAAACCATGTCCCACAGCCGGGACACGGTGTCTGATGACACGGTCCGGGATTCTTTTCGAACGACACCGCTTCTTGTTCAATGTCACGCATGTACGACTCATAAATGTCCTTCCGGGCAACCCCACCGGGCCGGTCGGTTGTGTATTCACGAATGTACGGGATGCATGTCGCGATATATTCACCCACGTCACCGCCCGATTTTTCTAAATTTTTAATTTTTTCATAAAGTCGTCGTTCCATTCTAATTTAGGTCTTATTTTCTTTAGACGTCAACTTTTGGTGCCAAGAAAAATTGAACATCTCCAAGATTTGCAATCGAATACCGAAACACAATTGGCATCTCAGAGTTTTCAGAATCTTGGAGAATCTGTATACTTGCGCACAAGTTGGTCGCCTTGGTAAACATGTTAATGTACTTGAGCGAAAATACATTTCCGATACGAGTAGGTGTGTCACCCGAGTTGCACTCCATGATGGTCGTCTGG